GTGCTCGCAGTACATCGAGGAGAGGAAGTCGAGACCTTTCGGGAGGTTGGAGAACAGCACATGCTGTGCGAGCATTGTGTCCCGGTGAAGTCTGGGCAGGAAATGCCAATGCCGCCAGATGTACTGTGCGTCGTAGAGGAAGTTCTGGCCGATGACCTGACAATTCGGGTGGGTTAGGATCTGGTAGAGGGCGAAAACGATTGTGGCTTCCTGCTCGACCGGCCAGTACCCATCCGCCCGCTCCGCGCACATTAGGGGGATGCAGAGAGCTTCCCGCGACGACCATGCCACGCCGATGCAGGCAATGTGCCCGGCGCGCGTTTCAATGTCAACTGCGAGTTTCCCTTCACGGATCTGGAGCTGCGAGTACAACTGAGAGAGGATTGTCAGTACGGTAGAGTAATCCGGTCGGATTATGAATTGATAATCCGGCGGAGAATACACCGCCGTTTTCACTTCTTTTGCCGCCCTCCGCAGGTCCTGCACTGCTATCTGCCTCCACGACCATTGCCGCAGAATCGCCGCTGGTGGATAGACCGGAACGACCTTCGGGGCATAGTCAAGGGCCAGGGGGAGGTCGGTCTGCATCACCGACCCCCGCCACGAAGTCACCCCCCACTTCCCCGTCAAAGCCCACAGCGCCGTGTTGCCAAGGGCGATGATCAGATTCGGGCGGCACATTTCGATCTCACGCTTGAGAAGCTCGATTCCGTCCCTGACGCAGGGGAGCACGAACTTATCCCGAAAGATGATGTGCTGCCCCGTAATGTCTTTCTTTTTCGCCGCGATGAAGGCTTCGATGGAGTTCCCCGGCGGCCGGATGCGGACCACGTTGGTCAGAAAGGAAGCCGACCGCGAAATACCAGCTTCGCCGAGCATTTTGGAAAGCTCCTGCCCGGCGAAGCCAACAAACGGCTCGCCGCGGGTAACTTCCTGCTCCCCAGGAAATTCCCCGACAATCATGATCTTCGCCGGGCATGGACCGACTGGTCTAACTTCCATTTTGAACCTCCTTGAGCACTTCGAGCAGCTTTTCCAGGTAGTGAATGCCCTTCCCGATTTCCTGCTCCGGAAGGTCTTTGTCCCCCATCCGCATCAGGTATTTGAGGGCATTGCCGCGGTAGTAGCCGATGCGCTGCTCCCGCGACCACGTATCCACTACGTCCCAGGTCTGCACTGCCTTGTTTTTGTAGTGGGTGCCGCCGACCTGACGGGTCGAAGCTCCTTTCCGTCGTTGCATGGTTGCCTCCTGCCGTTCAGTGATTAGAAGAGCGCGGGCTGTTCCGCTTGCCGGAGATCCTCCAGGCGCTTGAGCGCGATCCCGTAGTATTCCGCTTCCTTTTCCAGTCCAACAGCTTTGACCTTGTAGGTATGGGCCGCAGGGAAAATTACCCCCGTTCCAGCGCAAACGTCAAGGACTTCGTCCCCTGGCCGTACACTGCGCTGGAGAAGGTTCTGGAACAGCGCAACAGGCTTTTGTGCGCCGTGACCGAGGTTGTCGTCGCCGGATACTGCCACAACATCAGGATAGATATGCGTGACGGGCTTTTTCCCCTTGATCGCGTAGAGAATGATCTCGTACTGGCGGCGCGGCCCCATGTCAGGAAGGGGGACTCTACCGGAATTGAGCTTGTGAACGACCAGCGGTGTGCGGAAGACATACCACCCGGCGGTTTCCATCAAGGACTTGAGTTCGTGAAAGCGGTCGAAATCGCAGAACACGTAGGCATGGGCTTGGGGTTTGGTAACGGCGAAGGAGAGCGGCGCAAACTCCCGCATGAGAGCTTGCCACGTCTCGTAGGAGTCGTCGTATTGATGGGTGATGCCAGTGAGCTTTCCCGCGGCATCGCCGAAACCGTCAGCCCCCATGCCATAAGGCGGATCGGTCAGGATCACGTCGAACCGAGCTTGTGCTTCGGGGAGCTTCATCCACTCACGGAAATCCGTCTGAAAGAGTTGATGCTCGCCGGCATTGAAAGTGGCGCCGACCGTTGCCGCAAGCTTGATGTTGCGTTGCCGTTCTTCCTCTTTCCGCAGGAGCTTGAAAGCCTCGTCGGCGGATTTGGCCTTGGCGACGACAGGATTGTCAAGGTATTTCGCAACGAGGATTTCCTTCCGGACGGTGTCTTGATACCCGCCGTCGCGTCGGCCAGTAAGCTCTTCGGCAGTGTCGGCGACGGTCTGGGCGGGTGGAGGTGTAACCCGTTGCGTGGCAAGCGGGAGCTCCGCGTAGGTCTGCTCCTTTTGCGCTTGCCGCAGGGCGTGGAGGCGGGCGACAGCGGCCGCGTGCTCTTGCCAGGTGAGGTCACGGCGCTTGAGGTTTTCGTCGAGTTCGGCTTCTTCGGCTTCAAGGAGGGACAGCGAGCCGAGGTCGGTGAAGGGGACGTAGCCGTTATCGAAGATCTCGCCGTTGTAGGTGAATTGCCCGCCAAGGGCGAAAATCTCCTCGATAGCCTTGAGCCTGCGCTCCCCGGCAACGAGTACCCAATCCTCGCCTTCTCGGCGGAGGACAGGGGCGTGAAGGAGGCCTCGATCCTCGATGGAGTTCCTGAGTTCCTGCAGCGCCTCGGGGTCGAATTCCTGGCGCTGGCGGTTGGCTTTGATGATGATGGAGGAGAGCTGGACGGTGTTCATGGGATTTTCCGTGGGGTTATGGTTGGTGGGGGAAATTGCCCGATTACGGGCGCGAAAAACCCGCCAAAACCGGGGTAAATCCGGCGCGTGGCGGGCGATTGGGGGCGGGCGCATACCGTGATATTCCGGCCCCAAAAATAACGGCGACTCGGCGGTTTGCTGGGGAGCCCTACTCGACCGGGAAGTTGCGGGTATCACGGGCAAGCGCCTTTCGTGATTGAGGGAAGCCCCGGCAGGACCGGGAGGCGTCGGCCCCGCGACAAGAAGCTATGGGGATCGCGGTGCCGGGGCTTGAAGGGAGCGGACTCTCTAGCTCAGGTTACGCCTGTACCACTGCCCGGCATCTGAGACGTTCGAGGTGGTTTACGTCGAGTCCGCTCTCTTCAAGCGCCCCCGTATAGCCGGGGGCCACGCTTAAACCGCCGGCCGATTAGATGCGGGCCACGGCCTTGACCTCAGCGTAGATGTTCTCGCCGTCGATGCGGTGGCTGACCGAGACCTTCGCCAGCCGGCCGGGGATCATGGAGAAGGAGAAGGACTGCCCCGGCTGGTTGAGGTTCAGCGCCTCGCGCAGGCGACCGAGGCCGACGTTGCGGCCCTTGCCCATGTCCAGTCCGCCGGAATCGGTGAGATCGAGCATGATGCCCTGCTTGACGGTCACCTTGTCACGGCCGAGGAGCTGCTTGACCGCCGCGTCGTCGAGCTCCCAGGTCACGTCGAGGGTGAGACCGGACTTGGAGGGATCGGCCTTGGACTGCCACTGGCGGCACTTGACTTCCCCGGCGATGGCCGTGTACTCCCCGACAGGCACCGGAACGGTCTGGGTGCTGTTGGAGTCGTTGATGGCCATGTCGAGGAACTGGTCGGGATTGAACATGATGAAGGTCTCCGAAAGGAAAAGGAAAGCGAGTTGAGAAAGGAGTGTGGCTTGGTGAAGCCCCGCTTTAGGTCAGCCACAAACCGTCATGCGGGATAGGTAATGTCACATGGCTGCGTGCAGGTGTCAATCCTCCGATGGGAAGTGTTATGCGGCGCCGGAACGGGACTTCCACTTCTCGACGATCGCGGCGAACGTCGGCGGGATTTTCGCTGAAATCGGGAGGTTCCGGGTTTTGAGGTCGGCTGCCGGGTCTTCCGTATCCCACCAGAAATCCCGGCCGATACGCTTGGCCAAGATGACGTCAGAGAACATCGCCGGGAGTTTGGGGGCAAGGGCTCGGCCGAGCGCGGAGGCCATGAGCTTGAGACCACCGCCGTTAGGGTCAGTCTCGCGTTCGACGTGGGAAATGAGGATGAAGTGGAAACGGGATTCGGACGTGATCTTGCGGAGAATGCCCTCGACGATGTTTTGTGCAAGGCCCCAATCCTTCTGATCCCGGGCGAACTTCCCGCCGATGCAGGCCTTCATGGCGGAATCGCACAGCCCGGTGAGGCCGTCGATGACCAAAGCGCGGGACGAATCCCAGGTCTGCACATCACCCCAAGCCTTTCCGGTGTCGTCCACGACGTTGTTGAAGTTTCGGAGGAATTGCTCCAGCTGGTTGTATTTGGACTTCGCCGGGTCGACCTGCTTGATCAGGCCCTCGAAGGACAGGGTGTTGACGTAGCGCACGGCGTCTGCCATTTCCAGGAAGGATGCCGACGGCGCGCGGACTGTGCAGATGTGAAGATTGTCCGGGATGGGGAGACCGCGGTCGGTGAAGTAGCCGAGCAGGGTTTCTGCGCCGGCTTCATAGGCGAAGTAGAATACCTCGATTCCGGCGTCGACCAAGGTGCCGATGGCGTGGGTTTTCCCGGTGCCGGAAGGCCCCATGAGCATGACATTGACGCCTGGGAGAGTGGTGGGCTGGGTCATGGATTGACTCCTAAAAGGGATTTGATGTAGTCAACGGCTTTGATCAGGCCGATGGCGACGAGGACAAGGATGTGCCCGGAGAGGCTCACCGCAATGAGAAAGGCGAGGAAAAGAAGGAAAAACTCGATCATGTCGGCGGCTCCTGAAAGGCGGCGAGGCGGAGATTGACTTCGTAGGCGAGGACAGCCGGCGGGAGTTCGTCAAAGCTGTGCCGCCAAGGCGGGAGGAAACTTCCCCCTACATCCCCGAGCCAAGAGTGTTTTGTACACCCACGACGAACAGGAAGCCATTCCCGACCTTCCACCGCAATCCGCCCCCAGACCTCCCCACACACCGGGCAGATAAAGACCAGGGACATTGGGCTGACCGTCGTGTCGTCCCAGAGCGGGAGGGAAGGGCTTGTCCCGAGAAGGCGGGGGCCGAGGAAGTAGGTGGTAGTCATGATGGAGTTTCTCCGCGGGATTAAGCTAGGGTAATACCCGGGAGTTTCATTTCCCCTTCATGCCCCCAGCTCGCTTCATACTCTTCGACAGTCATTTCCTTGCGCAGCAGTGGGTCCCACACCCGCTTCTCGAAGTATGAGGGAAGCCATGTTTCGGGGTCTGAGGACTTGCAGACTTGCGTCATCGAGCACCCGCCATACTCCGCGCAGGCGTGGTCGAGGGCGTAGTCCCACCAGCCTTCTTCCCACATCCGCTGCATTCTGGCAAGGTCGCGGCACGTCTGCTCTTCCCAGCGCTCAAGCTCGTAGGGGCTGCGATAGGTAATGGCTTGCATGGTGTCGTACTTTGTCTTGAGGATGGAGACTCCGCGGACAATGGCTCCTGCCGGCTCCACACCGATCCGCCGCAGTGCCCAGAGATACCCGGTGAATTGCGCCCGCATTTCCCACTGGCGAGGCCAGCTAGCCCCGAGGGAGGAGGTTGTCTTCTCGTCGACGACGTAGACGCCACCGGCGAAGTTCGCCACCATATCGCTTCGGCCAGTGTAGAGGATAGGGTCCCCGGTTACAGGGTGGCGGAAGGGGAGCGGCTCGGCGAAGGAAAACTCGATCCCGCGCCGGCCGTCGGGGAAGGTGACCGGGTCCATGCCATCCTGGTCGAAAGGGTACTGCTCGAAGTAGAATTCCAGCGCCCCGGCGGTGCGGTGAAGGGACTTCGCGGAATCCGGCGGGCACTCGAAGTCGCCGTAGTGCTCGATCAGGGCCTTGAGCCCGGCGGATTGCGCTGTGAGATGGGAAGCGCCTTCCTCGAAGAACGCCTTCCGCGCGACCTCAATCCCTTTGGCGAAAGCCCCGCCGGCGACTAGGTGAACGGACTCGGCCTTGGGCTTCCAGTGCTGAACGTACTGGCGGAAGAACTTCTGCGGGCACGCCCGGAAGGTGGCGAGCATCGTACTGTCGATGGTGTGGGGGAACATGGGTCTGAGCATGACGGCCTCCGGGGTCACAGGTTGTCGAGTTCGTTCAGCAAGCTATCGCTGTTGATAGCCTTTTTCGCGCGAGCCTCGCCTTTCGCCGCACGGGAAGTGGCGCTGACGGCCCCTGCCGCCTGCCGGGACGCGCGCAGAGCGATCAGCGCCTCTTTCATGTCATCTTGGGTGAGCGTGCCTTCGCGGGCTTTCTGCCGCCACAGTTGCACTTGGGTGGAAAGGTCGGTCATGATGGTATCCTTGTAGTGGTGGTGCCGGGGGTATGGTAGCCTCCGGCGAGCAGGCGCGCAACCCCGCGCGAGGAAGTTAGTTGAGGAAGAGCCGTGTCCGCGGGCGGGTGCAGGCGACGTAAAGGCAGCGGAAGGCTTCACCGCGATTACGGTTTAGGAGGATATCCCGCCAATCCACGAAGGCCGTATCGTAGGTCGAGCCCTGCGCGCGGTGAGCTGTAATCGCGTAGGCGTGCCGGATGCGGTGGAAGGTCTCCTTGAAATCCCAAAACCTCCCCCACAGGCGGCGATTGGCGCGAGCTGCTGCGGCGAGTTCCTCCGCCTTCCGTGCGGCGGCAGCTTCCCATTCCGGGTGGAGAGTCCAGAGGATGATAGGCTTCCCGTCATCGAGGGTGACTGACAGGCGGTAGCACTTGAACTCACCGTATGTCGGGTGCCAGGCTTCCTCGACGCGATTCACCCGGCCTTCGTCATCCGTGGTGGCCTGGATTTCATCGTTCAGGTCCTTCGCCGGCTCCATCACGATGATGCGGTCTTCGGGGAGCCAGAGCTCAGATGGACTGGAAAAAATCCTGGCCCGGATGCGGCGATTCCAGTCATCTACCGTCACATTCCTCCACGCAACGAGCTTTGCGCAGTTCGGCCGGCTGAACAGCCCGGCGTCCGCCGCTTCGAGGATGCGCTGCTCGAACTCGCCGGAGGACAGCCGCCAAACCCCTTCGCCTCCGGCATTGTCGGATTCGAGCTTAACCGACGGCGCAGGGTGATCGACGACCTTGCGGAGAGCGGTGGCGAGCCGAAGGAGCTGGTTGTCATACCGCATGACTTGAGTCAGCTCCGCCACGGAATGCGCCGCGCCCCAGACCGGCGAGCGGAGTTCCTTGACCGGCGGGAGCTGCGCGGGATCGCCCATGAAGATGAACTTCAAGTTCTGCGCGTTGGCCGTCTTTGCGATGTGCTCGAAGAGCAGGGAGCTGATCATCGAGGCTTCGTCCACGATGACTGCGCGGTATTGGGTCAGGTCGATCGGGTCTTCCGGGACCGCGAGTTCCTTGACTTCCCCGTTGGCCTCAAGCCGCAAGCCCAGGAGCGAATAGATGGTGCGGCATTCGGGCTTGTATTCCGAGGACGAAAGGGAATCGCGAATGACCTTCGTCGCCTTGTTCGTCGGGGCGGTGAAGATCATCCGGCCGCGGACCTTGGAGATCAGGTGCTGGATGCAGAAGGTTTTCCCCGTCCCGGCATAGCCGGAGAGGAGGAAGAACCTCGCCGACGGGTCTTCGAGGAAATCCAGCATCTTCTCGATCGCCGTTCCTTGCTGGAGGTTCGGCATCGGCTTCGCCGGGGGAAGGCTGTCAGGCGAAACCGGCTTGGGCAGCGGCTCGAATGCGGCCAACTCTTCGGGATAGTCGGTCGTCATGCTCAGGTCTTGTGACATAATCAGGCCTCGATTGAGTGGGTGGTGGGGGTTAAGAGGGATTGATCGGCCAGAGCCTGCCCGCGGTAGTCAGTGAGCAGAGCCGTCGGGGAGTTCAACGACCAGAAAACTTCCGCAAGGCAGAGGTCTTTTGCGACAGCGCGCTCCGCGGCGACTCCGCGGGAATGCTCCCAGCCGGCGAGCGGCACCACCACAAGTACGTCGCAGCTCTCCAGCATCGGAAGGCACTGAGCCATCCAGAAATCATGGTCATAGGCGAGTGCCGGGGGAAGGAACTCCGCGATCTCATGGCCGTGGGTAATGGGGCTGAACACAACATGCCCGCGGGACATGAAAAAGGCGGCAACGCGGCTGGCGATCCTAGCGCGGAGTTCCCGAAGGGAAAACTCCGGCGCGGAGTACGGGCAGGCCAGGTAGATCTTCGTCGGTTTGGTTTCGAGGGTCATTCTTCGCTCCGGTGGTAGTGGTGGCGGGGCTTCCGCATCGGCGGAGGGTCGGCGTAGGGCAGGCCGGCTCGATTCGCATACACCGGCGCCGCGCAGCAAGTGGATTCAAAACTCCAGGCTTCATGGATGGAGACCCGGCCCCAGAATTCGGTGCGGCCGTAGCCTTCATCCGCCCACTTGCCCTCGCAGGCTTGCCCGCAATCGGAGCAGACGTAGGGGGCCGGGCCTTCGCATTTCCCTCCGCCAGCGCGATGGGGGAAGGGATAGGCATGGCAATGGCAGACTGCCGGTGCGGCGTGCTGGGCCGCGCGGTGAAGGGATAACTGGTTCATAGAAACTCTCCTCGTGCAATTGCTTTGTAGTCCCACTCCGCCCTGATCCCGCCGACGGAGACCTTGAGCGTGCCGATGAACACCGCACCTGTCCCGAGATCGTTTCGGGTAAGCTCGATCACGTCGCCGGGGTAGAGCTGGTCGAAGGCAAGTGCCGACAGGCGGGAGAGCGCATTGCGCAGCCGGGAATAGTGTCGCGGGCGGCCGATTGGGGTCTTTTGCCCGTCGAAGGCCTGCGCGTGGATGCGCCGGAGGTCGGTCTTAGCCATTGTGAACTCCTTTCAGCACTCCCCGGCGATTGAGATCCTCGCGGATCAGGGCTTCGACATACCTCTGCCAGGCGCCGAAAGGGATGCGTCCTTCGAGTTCGGAGTAGAGTTCAAGGTCCACGGCGAGCACCAGATCGCGCGCGAGGCAGATTGTCTTTTCGACGGAAGGTGTTACCTTGCGAGGGCGGGCCATGTCAGCTCTCCTTGTCCGTGCGTGCCGGGACCTTGAACACCATCACCTGCCGCAAGCCGCGGTAGCGGACGAGGACTTCCGTGCCGACGGGCAAGTCTCGAATCGAACACATCTGGCCAGAGGGCTCTGCCCGGAAATCCTTTCCGGCGAGAAGATCCGCCTTGACCTCTTTCGAGGACTTGTAATCCCGGCCATAGGCCGGAACGAGGGTCTGGGGGAAATAGGAGGGCATGATCAGGACTCCAGTCCGAGAACGAAGAACAAAAACACGATGATAAGAGCTGCGACCGCGACCCATGCGCAGGCTTCGGCGAAGCGGACCTGCGGCGGGTCGGTGAAGACTTGGCGGTGCCGAATCCCCGAGTGCCTGGGGAAGCGGAAATGATCGGGATTGCTTGCCCCACCACGGTACGGGCGCTGGAGACGGGCAGGCTTATTTGCCTGGGAGAATTGATCGGGCATGGCAGACCTCATTTGGCGAGGGTTTCGAGCAGGTCGATATCGCCGTGCGTGGCGACAGGGAGAGAAACGAGGCAGGTCGGGCACCACCCGGCGATGTGGCGGCTGATGTACTGCGTACGGGGAAGAAAGTCTTCCGGCGCATGCACGCGGAGAAGCCGACGGGCTTTCCCTTTCCGCTGGGTCTGGTAGGCGTACCATCCGGCGAAGTCCTCTCGCTCGGTATGGCATTGTGCGCAGCCGGTGACTGTGACGTGCGCGACGCAGGACTGAGTGATCCACAGTTCTGCTTCAGCCGCGAGGCGATTGACTTCAAGCAGTGCTGCCTGCTCGCCGGTGAGTTTCCGGCCCTGCGCCTTGGCTTTTTTAGCCCCCGCCAGGGCGGTGGATTCCTCCAGCAAGCTGTCGAGGTCGTCGAGGTCCGGGGTTGGGGCTTTGCCTCTCGCGGCTTTGGGCATCGCCGCAAGGCTCGCTGATTCATCCATCAGCTCTTCGAGGTCGTCGAAAGAGCCTTCGAGCGGGTTGAAGTGTGACATGGTTGCCTCCAGGTCTGTAGGATGTGGCGGGCTGGCCGCCCGCCGTGAAGGAAAGATCAGATCGGCGCGAGAAGCCCGGCCTTGACCGCAGCCAAGGCATCGACCAGTTCCCGGACGGTGATCGTGCCAGCCTCGAACTGCGCGAGGTAGGGGGCTGCGCCAACGGACAGCATCGAGGACAGCTCTTCATCAATGCTGGCAGCGCGGGCTGCATGGGAGTGCTGGATCTGGAACCAATACTTCCAATCATCGGTTCCAGCGGCGAACCCGGCCATGTTGGTGAGGGCAGTGGATTGGTCCGCCGCTGCGGCAGCCTCTGCGTCGGTCAGGCGTTTGTAAAGGGAATCGGCCATTGTAAGCTCCAGGTCAGTGGGTAAGGGGAATGTGTAATCCATCGGGATTACGCCGCAATAATACCGCGGAATAACCCTCCACGTCAAACAGTTTTACCCGCCCGCGCCCCACGCCCAGCAAAAGCGCCGCGGCCCCTGGAGGGAGGCAATCCCCAGGGGCCGCGTTCGCCAAGGTCTGTTCCCTTGAGTCAGCCGGCGTCGCCTGCCGGCCAGGCCTGGTCGCGGTTAGACGGCCAGCTCGTCGAGCAGGGCGTCGGTGTCGACGGACGACTTCTTCGCAGCCTTCTCGCTCTCGATGCGATCGACGATGGGCTTGACCTTCGGGTTGTTGCGCAGGGCGACCTTCTCGGCCTGGGACTTGTTGGCGAGGAAGGCCTTGATCGCCTCGACGGTCTTGCCGGTGTGCTCGACCAGGGCGCGGACCAGGACGGAGGTGCCGGCCATGCCATTCGCTTCGCGGCGGACGCCCCACTCGCCGTTGTAAAGGCGGTCGATCAGGTTGTCGACGGCGAGCACGCAGTCTTCGATATCGTCCAGGCCGGCGATCTCGTCACCGAGCTTCTGCTCGGCGCCGTGGGCGGCGAACTTGTTCAGCATGGCGTGCGGGATGGTGAAGAGGCGGGTTTCGCCGTTGCGGAAGTCCAGGCGGATCTGGACTTCGCCGCCAGCGGTTTCGATGGCTTCCTTGAGCAGCTTGCGCTTGCCGGCGAAGTCGACGACACGACCGTCAGTCATGGTGACGGTTTCCACGGTGGGTTCTTGCTTGGCCATTTTGATCTCCATGCGCCTTTGGCGCTTTGCGGTTGGCAGGCAATTGAAAGGAAATCGCCGCGTTGGGTGCTTGCCGGTATGCCCAACGGTGCGGCGATGCGGCTACGTTAGCGGGCTTGCCCCAGCGAGTCAAGCGGTTTTTGCCATAACTTCCCCGGCGACCGGGCCGCGATTGGCGCAGCCATGGCAGGCCGAGTCGTTCGCCCGGTTGTCGTGGCCGCAGGGGAGCCTAAGCCATTCCGTAACCACCAGGCGACCGGCATTCGCCGACCAAGGATGGGCGGTGTAGGCCGTGGGCTTTCCGCGGGGACTGGGATCGGCGAGGCGCTCGCTGTGGCAGCCGTAGCGGTAGCCGGGACGCTGGACGGTCAGCTCGTGCGGGGTGTCGGCGTAGGCGTAGCCGGGCAGGAGAGGGGGCATCAGGCATCCTCCGTGTTCTTGAGGATTTCCGCGCAAGAGCGTAATTCGTCGCCGGTCATCAGCATGTCGTAATCGTTCTGCCGAACGGCTACTTCTAGCGCCTCCCGCAACTCCTTCACCATCCCTTCCAGCCGCTCAATCCGCGCCTGCTTCTGGCGGGAGTCCTGCTCTGCGGTGGCGAGGTCGGATTCGAGAGTCTCAAGTTGCTTAACTACTGTGGTTGGATTCAGCATCATTTCACCTCCGGTGCTGCGGCGAGCATTGCTTTGTACTCCCGACGAGCCATATCAATACTTGCCCCACGCATCCACTGCTCTTCCATAGCCTTCAGCATTTCCTGCGTCGGCTCAATCGGGACCATCTGCCACCCTTCCGGCACACTCGCAGGAATTGGGCGGGCGTAGAGTCGCAGGTGATTGACGGCAGAGAACGCCAGACCCCACGCCATCTGAGTCCTCGGTGAGCGATACCCATGCCCCTTTCTAGTGTTTGGCCAGTTACCGTCTTGCAGCGCCCTCTCGAACGCTTCTCGGAATCGGTTATGGTCGTCTGCATCGAACGGCTCCTGCCCCTTCAGCGCATCAAGCTCGGCGCGCAGGGCGTCGCGCTCTTTCTCGGCGTCACGCGCCTGCTGTTTCAGGTCTGCAACGACGCATTCAAGCTCTCGTGTCATGATTGCCTCCCAGGCTCTGGTTTTTCTGCAAATTCTTTTGCAAATTCATCTATTTCCTGCAGCAACTTATCAAAGTCGATAATGGTAATAGTTTCTGTAATGCTGCTAGGCCCGTAAGTTGGATCATAGAGAACGCCTCGGACCTCGATCTCTTTGGTAACGTGATCGCGGCGTGCACGCAGACGCTCGCATAAGGCTTTTAGCAGGCTTTTCATGTCAATTCCCCCTTTCCCGCCACGGCGGCAGCGGCGGCCAAATCCTCTTTCCACTCCCCTTCCCCCTCCCCGCGGGTTCGCGCAGGCGCCCAGCACAGCTGCACGTCCCACACCCCCACGGCCTGCACGGTGCGGAAGGTGAGTGTCAGGCCATTGGCCAGGGCCTCGGCCGCGCCGGGGATAGCCTGCGGAGAGGCTGCAACCCCATCCCGGAAGGCCCGGAGGCGCTTCATTCGGCTCACGGCGCCTGCCCGCCCCCGCGCCCAATCGACGGAAACCCAGCTCCCGGGCTCGGCGAGGGCTTGCTTGGCCGCGGTGTGCCACGCTACAGGATAGTGCTCGGGGTGGTGCGGTTTGAATCGTGCAGTCATTTCCTCAATCCTCCCCATCAGCGGGTGTAGTATGGTGTGACTCGACTGGCGGCCGGCTCGCCTTCCTGTTCGGAGAGCAGGCGCTTCAACCGTTCCTGTGAGGCCTCGGCCAGGAGCTGCTCCCCGGTTTTGGCTTCTGCCGGGAGTTCGAAGGTCGGGCCGAAGGCGCTTCCTCCGGCCCCGACCTCGGCACCTGGGCCTGCCCCCTCGTCGGCAAGAATCGCCGCGATTGTCTTCATGGTCTCGGAAAGCGTCCGCCGCTGCAAAACCAGCGTCGTCGGATCTCCTTCCAGCGTGCCGATGGAAACGTTCTCCGCCGCTTCGCGGAGCGTTTCGTCCGCATTCTCCTTCCCCGCCCGGACAAACCGAACGGAGTTGTACAAGGCGAAGCGAAGCTTGATCGCGTTGCTCTTCGTCCGGCATGGGACCAGGATCGGTTCGGTGGCCTTCCAGGCTTTCCGCCACAGGCCATGGAGCAGCATTTTCTGTTCATCCATTGTGTTTGCCCTTCCCGCTCGACGGCGGGTGTTGAATTGTCAGTTGGAGTTCGGGGGAAACCTGTGCCCTGTCCCCCAATGGATTGACCCTGCCGCCGGCGCAGCCCCAACCCCATCCCACGTTATCCATCCTCCCCCAGTGGCGCAAGCGGTTTGCCCGCAGTTTTCCCTCGCGCGGCGCGCGGTCCCTTGGGGGTTTGCCGGCGGTCCCATGCGCGGTCCGTTGGCGGTCCTATGCACGGTCCCATGGCTGTCCATACGGTTTCTCAATTGTCGAGGGACACCGCCCCCTCTATTCCCCTATAGACCCTCCCTTGAAAAAAAAAAATCGGAGGGACTACGGGGGGACCGTGCATAAACGGGTTCCAATCGGGAGAAGGGAATAGAGGGGGTAGTGTCCCTTCACAACTGAAAAACGCGGCGGACAGTCATGGGATTCCGCATGGGGTCGCAGGAGGATTCCGCAGGACGGCCATGGGACTCCGGGCAGGAGGAGGGCAGGAAAGAGGGAAAAGGGGGTTTCTCCGCGGGATTAACGGGTGGTAACGCCGAGGGGATTGGGGAAAGCGATGGAGGGGCGGGCAGACGATAGCCAGGGCCTATCGGTGGCGAGCGAGCTGGGGCGGGCGCGCCGAGTGGCCGGTGATGGGAATGATTCTCGAGAACCCAATAGCGGGCCGTGGCGGGCCGATCGGGGGGCCGGGAATACCGATACACCACCCCGTACGCGAAAACGGCGCCACGGGCCGGAAAACCGCGTTTGCGGGCATTCCGGCATGCCACGGAAACCGCGTTTGCGGTCCATGGCGCCGCGCATCGCCGCCGATGGGGTTTCCCCGCGGAATAACCAGCCCGGCCGTGGCTGGACGGGCCTGAGCCGGGATCGGGATCGGGATCGGGGATCGGCGGGCCAGAAGCAAAAACCCCGACGGGGTTAGCGTCGGGGTTTGGTTGGTGGGGGGGGGTGGGGTTAGGCGTCGGCGTCGGGCACCGTAACCAGCCCTGCCGTCACGCATACTGCCGCCATGCGCTCACACAGCTCGAGGGCATGGAGTTGCATATTCCGGCGAACTCTCGCGCGCGTCGCAGTATCCGATGCTCGGGCATATTGCCTTAAATGCTGGTCGCATGCGAACTCAACAGCCCACTCCGGGCCATAGTGCTGTTCCATTGCCAGTTCCAGTTTTTCACGCTGTGTCGTCATGGCTCAGCCCTCCGCGCTCTCGTCGTCGCCGTCGAGCCCGTCCAGCTCGTTGAGCAGCTCCGCACCGGGCTCCTCACCGTCGTCGCCGTTGGCGGCGCGCTCCGCCTTGATCTGTTCAATGATCTCGGCAACTCGCGGATTCTTCCGCAGCGCGGCCTTCTGTTTGTCGTCCTTCCCTGCGAGGAACTCGCGGATATCCTCCTCGGTCTTTTTCCCGTCGTACATCCGCACCAGGGCCGCGAACAGCAACCCGCCTGCCGGTGCGCCACCCTCCCCGCGCTCGGCATTCCATGAACCGGCCTGGAGCCGTTCAATGACGGCGCGCATCGCAGCACGCTTGTCGGAGAGCGTGGCCGAGCGGCCGGTTTCCGGGTTCCGGCCGATAGCGGCCGCGTCACCGATCTTCTGCTTGAGGCCATGCATAATGGCTTCGTGGCGGATGTCATTCGTGAGCTTCCCCGCGTCAATGCGGAGATCCTGCCCATCGGCGAACGTGAAAACCAGTTCGTCGAAACCGACGCGGGAAACCGCGATTTGTGCGTTACGTGCCATGATGAAACCTCCTTGACGAATGAATGATGTTATGGACGGGTGGAGCGCATAACCGCGCCAGCTTCATTGAGTGCGTCCCATGTACGCTGAGCAGCCTCTTTGGTGAAAGCCTCAACGAAGACTTCGCTGACCGATTCAGTCCAGCTAAACCAAATGTGAAACATGATGAAACCTCCAGAAAGTCCGGGCGATAGTGTCCTGCTATCGGCGAGCACCCCATTGCGCTGCCGACACCCCGAATCATCCCCTCATCCCGATAGTTTGTCATCCCCCAGTTTCCCTCATTTCCGATAGCCTCACGCTATCCACGGCTGCCGCCCCTCGCCTGTCCCCGCGCGCATACATGAAACCTGCGCCTGCGCACGCGCACGTAGCAAGCCCCATGCCTGGTCCCATAGCCTCCGGCTATCGCTCGCGTTGCGGCTGCGAATACGAATGATTCGTGTTCAGCGTGCGGACCGACTGCACGCCCCACGCCTGCCCATGCCTGCCCACGCCTGCCCGGTGCTCGATAGCCTCTGGCTATGGGGGGGGGGGGCTTCCCGGCAGTGGGGGGTCGTCGGCGGGGGTCTTAACCGGGCATTACCACCCCACTCGCCACGGCCGCCCCCCATTCCCAGTTTCCGCGGCCACTCGCCACGGCCAGTTTCCATCGCCAGTTTCCCTTCGCAATTCACAATGCGTAGCTGGCAGTGAGTGGGGGGGGGGGGGCAAGCCCTGACGGCGGGGGGTTGTCTGCAGAGGTGGTCAGTGGCGGGCAGGAAAAAGCTCGGCGGGTAATTCCGGGGGGTTACGGCTGGTTAATCCCGCGGAGTTTGCCCCTAGTTTTCCCCCGGCCTCGCCATCCCAGCCGCCAGCCATTGTCCTTGACTAATCCGCCAACGCAGTGTAGGCTACCACCCAATAACTGCCCACGGAGGGCCCGGCCATGTCAGCCCCGCTTATCGGCACGGAAAGTGCCGCGAACAGCATCGCCCGAGTCAAGTACACCCACGACGCCATGATCGACCTGATCGTGGCGAATCCGGCGCTTTCCCAGAACGAAATCGCGGCGCACTTCGGCTACACGACGCCTTGGGTTTCGCGGGTCATGAACTCGGACGCCTTTCTCGCGAGGCTGGCCCTTCGCAAGGCCGAACTCGTCGATCCCGCGATCGCTTTCAGTATCGAAGAGAAGTTCAAGGCCCTCGCGGACAAGTCCCTCGACGTGGTGCTGGAGAAGCTCACGATCACGAACTCCGCTGATCTCGCTCTTAAGGGGCTGGAAATCGCCTCGAAGGCCCTCGGATACGGCGCTCGGCAGCAAAACCTCAACGTTCAAACCAATTTCGTTGTGGCGCTGCCGGGGAAAGCAGACTCCGCGGAGAGCTGGGCCGCCGCTCATGGGGCGCAAGCCTCTACCATCAACGCAATTGTTTAAGGAATTGCCATGGCACAAGTTATCGGGTATCCCCAAGGCGGGGCTTTGCTCAGTGGTACGAATGAATCTGCGGCTCCGCTGCCTGTGGGGTATAATAGGCTGCCGGAGTTCGATGGGGTTGGCCCTGCGACGATGCCGGTCATGGCCACGACGGGCCCGGGTGGGGGGGTTGTATTTGACCCGACCGTCGGGGAGGCAATTACCGGCATCGCTGGCGTTCGCGCGTCCTCTCGTGTGGAGTCCGGGGCGCAGGGCTGGACACTGCTTGATCTATGGACGGGAATTACATCTACTGACGCCGCCGTCCGCCTGCGCGGCGATCAGTACGAATTCTCAGGTACGCTTAGCGGCGCAATCACGACAGGGAAAAAGCTCGCCACGCTGCCTCTAGGACTGCCAAAGCCTAGAGCTTCTGCCGTGCCTTGCGTCGCCTCGTCCGGTGTTGTTGGCATTACGGTCAAAGAAGACGGCTCGGTTTTTGCAGGGACAATCGGTGCTGAAACAACCTGGGTAGTGCTCGATGCGCTGACTTCCCGGTTGGGGCAAAGCGAGACACGCCCGTCGCTCATCATCCCAACCCTACCGGTGATTCGCCTGGAATTGGGCGGCATCACGCTGCTCCCGCCTGCCGCCGACACGTATTTTCCCGGTACGATTAGTGTTGAGCCGAACGGCTTTGACATTCCAGGCACAGCGGAGCCGGTGGCGGTGACTGTTAGCGGGCATGGCAACTCTACCTGGGGCTCCAGCCCCAAAAAGTCGATGCGCCTCAAGTTCTCGTCGGAAACAAGCTTAATGGGCTTTCCCGCAGAGAAAACCTATCGTCTGCTTGCAAATTATTTCGATCAGACCTTCGTTCGCAACGCTATGGCTTTCGAGATCGCCCGCCGTACTTTCAACATGTGGACGCCAAAAGTTGCCATGTGCGAAGTGTTTGTTGATGGAGTTTATCAAGGCGTTTATCAGCTCGCAGAGCCAGTCAAGGCGTCTGCAAACCGCTTGCAAATCACGCCGTCAAAAACGGCAACAGATGCGGCGTCGGGCACTTACATGCTCGAAGTCAATCAGAGAATGGAGACTCAAGGCAAGATTGGCGCGCGTACTGTGCCGTCGAATGTGCCGGTGCAGTTTGAGGAGCCGGAAGACCCGGACGCGGCTCAGCAAGCGTATATGTCTGCGCACATGAATGCTTTTGACGCCGCACTGATGGGGGCAAACTTCAAAGACCCCGAGCTTGGCTACGCTAAGTACGTCGATATGCGGTCTTGGGCTGACTGGATTCTCGTTTCTGAGGTGACGTGTAACTCCGACTCTAACCTCTACAGCTCTGTAAAGCTCTACAAGCTGCCAGATGTGGGGGCAGTAAAAGGGAAGCTCTTTCTTGGTCCGCTGTGGGATAGCGACCTGAGCCTGAGCAATGGCTATCATAACGCCACAGACACATTCCGCGACTGGGTGAAGCCGGCAAGAGAGTGGCACACGCGCAAAGGGGTCTGGTTTTACCGCATGATGGAAGACCCCGCGTTTCAGGCGGTAATGCTTGAGCGTTGGACCGTGCTTTATGCCGCGCTGCGCGGAAAAGACGGAATCGTGGCCTGGGCCGAGCGCCTGTCCGCTTCGCTTTCCGTGGCTGCCACCCACGACGCGGAGAAGTGGTCCCGCGCCGGGGATAGCTACGAGCGTTTTAAGAGTGTCGTCCGGTGGTTTAGCCGTAGGGTGGAATGGCTTAACCACCGGATGCCATACCTCGTTGCAAAGAACCTGGTAACAAACCCTCGCCCGCAAACAGTAACGACTGGGTACGGGGTGGTTACGCAAGGCGGCGGCGCGGCGGCGCTCACCCTTGAAGCTGGCAACGCGCTTGGCGGAAACGCGCTGCGTTCCACCTTTAGTGTCGCTGCAACAGCCCTGTCTGGTATTTACTACTCAAACTGCCCACTAGTTGCGGGTAAAACCTACACGCTACTTGCAGTCATCCGCACATCAAAAGACCACGTCGTGCAAGCTGTCGCTGAAAAGAAGAACTCGGCAAGCATAACCCTGTCCACTCAGCGCACCATTGAAACCGTGGTTCAGGCCGGCGTGATGAAAGCACTTCCTCCATTGGTTTTTGTTGCTGAGGATGGCGTCGTAAAGGCGAACCTTGTGGTCAGAGGGGCATCGTCCGGACCAGCATGGGCTATCGGGGATTGGTTTGAGGTTTGCGGTTTGCTTGTTACTGAGGGCGCGTATCCCGATCTTCAGTATGCGGACCCAGGTACGGAAGGGTCTTGGACGTGGGATGGTGTTGCTTATGCCAGCCCGTCGAGAGGCTGGCCGCTGTAATCTAACCCCCCTCGCGCGCCCATCCCCAAGGTGGCGCGCACCTGACCTGGCAGGCTCCGGGGCGCCGAGACAATCGGCACCCGCAACACCTTCCCCGAAAAGCACAACCCCAAGCCCCCCGACATGCCCCTACCCCCCTCCAGCCAGCAGATCCTCTGGCAACCGCAGCCCGGCCCACAGACCGCTCTCCTTGAGTGCCCGGTCTTTGAGGTCTTCTACGGCGGAGCTCGGGGAGGGGGGAAGACCGAATCCTCCATCGGGGACTGGCTTCAGCACTCATCCCTCTACGGCGAAGCCGCGATTGGTATCTTCTTCCGCCGAAAGCTTGTCCAGCTCGCGGAGGTCATCGCGCGGACAAAGCAGATCTTCACCAAGCTCGGCGCGAAGTACAACGAGCAGGCGAAAACCTGGACAATGGCGAACGGCGCCCGCCTTAAATTCGCCTACCTCGAACGCGACAGTGACGCCGAGGAATACCAAGGCCACTCCTACACCCGCGTTTACGTCGAGGAAGTCACCAACTTCCCTTCCCCTGCCCCAATCGACAAGCTCCGCGCAACGCTACGCTCCGGCGCGGGTGTTCCAGTCGGCATGCGCTTGACCGGAAACCCCGGCGGCGCGGGCCACAACTGGGTCAAAAAACGCTACATCGACCCGAACCCAGCTGGTTATGAGATTATCACCGAATCCACTGAAATCGAAATCGACGGAGTTAAGCAAACCGTCTCCCTCGACCGCGTCTTCATCCCGTCAAAAATCGGGGATAACCAGCTCCTCATGCGGAATGACCCGACCTACATTCTCCGCCTGCGCCAGTCCGGCTCCGAAGCCCTTGTCAAAGCCTGGCTCGAAGGGAACTGGGACATCGTTGACGGGGCCTTCTTCGACGAATGGGACGAGGCTCGCCATGTTCTCCCCTCTGCAGCTTTTGCGCCTGTGCTTGCAAACCCAGGTATTCTGCGCTTCCGCTCTTTTGACTGGGGCTCGGCTAAGCCTTTCAGTGTGGGCTGGTATGCTGTCCTCGACAAGGACTACGAGTGCGCCGGACGTTCCCTGCCGAAAGGCGCCCTTGTTAAGTATCGTGAGTGGTACGGGGCGAAAGGCCCGAACGTTGGCCTGAAAATGACCGCAGATCAAGTCGCGGATGGGATCGTTCTCCGCGAAAAAGGTGAGAGGATTCGATATGGCGTGGCTGATCCAGCTATTTTCATCCGTGACGGCGGACCTTCCATCGGTGAGACTATGGCAATTCACCGTTGCTCTTGGCGTCGCGCGGACAACAAACGCAAAGCGGGCTGGGAACAGCTACGCCAAAGGCTTACGGGCGAGGCTGGCGTCCCGATGATGTATTTCTGCGACTGCTGCGAAGACACCATCCGCACTCTCCCGGTCCTTCAGCACGACGAAATCGACTCGGAAGACCTTGACACTGACGGAGAGGATCACGCCGCAGACGAGACGCGCTATGCCGTCATGTCGAGGCCCTGGATTCCCCGCATCACGCCCCCACCGACTTCGCGCTTGCCGAAGAATCCGGGGGAAATGACAATTTCCGAGTTGATTGAAAAGCATCGTCAGGCTAGACTGGCGGCAACCGAATAAAGGACACGAACGCCATGCCCTCCCAAACACCTTCCACCGAAGTCGCTGGCTGGCTGCAGGAACTCTCTGACGCGGCCAAGCGGGAAAAGGACTGGCGGCAGTCCGCGGCGGATCTCGTCACCCTCTACGAATGCGGGCGGGCCGAGACCACCCAGTTCAACATCCTCTACAGCAATACCGAAACCCTCGCCCCGGCGCTGTACAACAACCTGCCGCGGCCTGACGTCCGCAGGCGCTTCCACGACGACCGCCCAGTCGCGAAGGTCGGGGCTCTGGTCATCCAGCGGACGCTTTCCTATCTCCTTGACAACGGCTCGGACGCCACCCCTTCCGCGGACGAACTTTTCGCCCAGGCCGTCCTTGAAGCCCTTGTCCCGGGCCGGGGACTGGTGTGGTTCCGCTACGATGCCCAGATCGTCGAAGAGCAGCTCACCTCCGAAACGGTTGTCGGCGAATTTGTGCCCTGGGATCGGTTCTACCACGGTTATGCGAAGCATTGGCGCGATGTGCCGTGGGTCGCTCGCGAGCACTTCATGTCCCGCGAGGAGTTCAAGTCCAATTTCGGTGATTCCGGGGCGCAGGTTCAGTTCACGATCTCCAGCAAAGCCTCCAATGAATCCTCTTCGGAGGAGCGGGATTCCGCCGGCGACGGGGATGATGGGGAGGTTATGCTCGCCCAGGTCTTCGAGATTTGGGATAAGGCTTCTCGGGAAGTCCTGTTCATTGCCCCGACCGCACCGGCAGCGCCGATCAAGCGCGTGAACGACCCTCTCGGGCTGCAGGGATTTTTCCCCGTCCCGAAGCCTTTGACCTTCTTCGACAAGATCAAAGACCTCACTCCCGTCCCTTTGTACGAGGCGTACCGGCAGCAGGCGGAGGAACTCAACACCATCACCTTGCGCATCAACCGCATCGTGAAGGCGCTCAAGGTTCGCGGCTTCTACGACTCGACGCTTGAAGGCCTGGACAAGCTCCTGTCCTCGGAGGATAACACCCTCATCCCTGCAGAAAACGTCGCCGCCCTGCAGCAAGGCCTTTCCCTCGAAAAGGCCATCTACCTGATGCCGATCGAGAAACTGATCTCGGTCCTGCAGCAGCTCTATATCCAACGGGAGCAGGTCAAAACCGTGATCTACGAGATCACAGGGATCAGCGACATCCTGCGTGGTGCTTCCGTCGCCTCCGAAACCGCGACGGCGCAGAACATCAAAAACCAATGGGGAACCCTCCGCCTCAAGCGGATGCAGAAGAAGGTCTCTGTATTTGTCAGGGACTGCCTCCGCCTGATGACGGAGATCGCCTGCACCAAGCTCTCTCCGGAAACCATTGGGGAGATGACTGACATCACCCTCCCCAGCGAAGCGCAGAAAGCCCAGGCACAGGCACTTCTCGGGCAAGCTCAGGCAACTCCGAACGCCCCTCCGCAGGTTGCTGCGCAGCTCGAGAAACTTCAGTCAATCCTCTCCCAACCTTCCGTGGAGGAAGTTACTGCTCTCCTCCGCAGTGACACCCTCCGCGCCTATCGCGTGGAAGTGGAAACCAACTCCACTGTCGACGCCGAGGCGACCGAAGACAAGCAGAACATGGGGGAGTTTCTCAATGCGATTTCCCAGTACTTCAACGGCATCGCGCCGATGGTGCAGAGCGGCACGCTCCCCTTCAACGCGGCCAAGGCAATCCTTCTCGGAGTTACCCGGCGGTATCGCTTCGGCACGGACGTGGAGGATGAAATTGCCAAGATGGCGGCGCCCCAACAACCTGCACAGGACCCGAAGGCGCAAGAGCAGCTAGCCAAAGCTCAAGAGGAGCTTCAGGCAAAAGAGCTTGAACTCGAAATGGCGAGGAAAGAGTTTGAGCTGGAGAAACGCTTCGCGGCGAAAGAAATCGACATGATGAAGAAGATGGCGATGAAAGAGATCGAAATGGAGAAGTCGCTGGCGGTGAAGGAATACGGCGTGGCGTTGCGGGAGCAGTCTGCTGCCCATGCGGTGGCAAATTCCGCCGGATTAAACAGCAATAACCCCGCGGAGTAACTCATGCCTACTTACCTTTTCCGCTGCCCGTCCTGCCATTCGACTTTCGAGCGGCTACTCCGCCTCGCGGAATACGACTCTCCGCAGAAGTGCGCTTGCGGGGAGTTTGCCGAGAGGCGGATTTGCGCACCTGCCGTCAGGGGGGATTACCCCGCGTATCAATGCCCGATTACTGGCCGCACCATCGAAGGGCGCAGGGCGCACGAAGAAAACCTGCGCCGGCATGGCTGTCGGGTGCTTGAGCCGGGGGAAACCCATGACGCAAGTCGGCGGGCCGAGGCGGCCGACAGCGCCTTCGAAGCAATGCTCGATCGTACAACAGAAGAATTCGTGGCAAACTTGCCGTCACGGAAACTTGAACAACTGGCAAGTGAGATGCAGTCCGGAGTGACTGCTACTGTGGAACGACAGTAAGGAGAATTACCGTGGGAACGGAAAACGAAGATTTTGATGTGACCAGCGCCGTCGACTCGATCTCGGCGGATCTTTTCGGCGGGGAAGAAGCTTCCCCTGTCGAGGTGGTGGAGGAGGGGGATGATCTCCCCGAGCTGGCTGAGGGCGACTCCGCGGAGCCGGCGGAAGGCGGGGAAGAACCTGCGGAAACACCTGCCCCCTCCGAGCCGGCTGACGAAGAACCTCCGCCGCCGGAACCGCAGCTCGCACCACCCAAAACCTGGCGCCCGGAGGCTGCCGCCAAATGGCAGGCCCTTCCGCCGGAGGTTCAGCGGGAAGTCCTCAAACGCGAAGACGACATTTTCCGCGGCATCGAAAGCTACAAAGCCGATGCGGAGGTCGGGAAATCCGTTCAGCGAATCCTCTCCCCGTACATGCCGATGCTTCAGGCCGCCGGGCTCAGCCCTCTCGACCAAGTTGACGGCCTGATGAAGGCCCACCATACCCTCGCCACTGGAACGCCCGAGCAGAAGTCACTGCTCTTCCAGCGGCTGGCGCAGGACTACGGGGTGCCGCTCGAAAACCTTTCCGGCGAGCCGTCTTTCGTCGACCCGCAAGTTGCCGCCTTGCAATCGCAGCTCGCAGGGCTACAATCCCGTCTTATGGAACGCGAGGCACGCGAGGCCAACGCCGCCCGTCAGGCCCTCCAAGAAGAACTCAACACCTTCGCCTCCGATCCTGCCCATCAATACTTCGACGAAGTCGCCGGCGATATCGCTGCCCTGCTCCGTGCGGGTGCTGCAAGTTCCCTCGCCGACGCTTACGAGAAGGCCGTTTGGACCAACCCGGCCACCCGCGCCAAGGAACAAGCCCGTCTGACGGCGGAGTCCGAGGCGAGTAAGGCTGTGGAAGCCAAGCGGAAAATTGAAGAGGCTCGCAAAGCCTCTTCCGTGAACGTCACAACCCGCCCCAAAGCGGTGAGCGCAGCGGCTCCCGTTGGAAGCATCGACGACACGCTCAATGCGACCCTGGCAGCAATTCGCTCCAGGGCGTAACCCGAACCTTTCAGGAGCTACGCCATGCCCTCTCCGAACGCAGTCTTCACGGAACTGGTCTCGACGACCTTCCGCAAGCACCGCAAGGACATCACCGACAACGTTTCCAAGAACAACGCCCTGCTCCGCCGGATCTACGACAAGAAGCAGGTGCGCAAGGAAGACGGCGGCCTGTCCATCGTCACCCCGCTCGACTACGCCGAGAACGCGACCTATCAGCGTTACAGCGGCTATGACGTGCTGAACATCGGCGCGAGCGACGTGATCTCCGCGGCCGAATACCAGTGGCGCCAGATCGCCATCAACGTCACTGCCAGCGGCCTCGAACTCCGCACCAACGCCGGTGACAGTCGCATCATCAACCTGGTGAAGTCCCGCGTCAAGAACGCCATCCGCACGTTCAAGAACAACTTCTCCGCCGACATGTACAGCGACGGCACGCTCGCCAACCAGGTCAACGGCCTGCAGGCCATTGTCGCCAACGCAGGCACCGGCACGATCGGCGGCATCGACTCGTCGACCTGGACGTTCTGGCGCAACAAGGTTCAGTCCGCTGCGGCCCCGCTCCAAGGTGGCGCCGCCATTACCCCTGGCCCGACCACGATGGAAAGCCTGATGCTTCCGCTCTGGCTGGCCCTCACCCGCGGCGACGACCAGCCCGACCTGATCGTGATGGACAACAACTACTTCACGCTCTTCGAGCAGTCGCAGCTCTCCCTCAAGCGCTACACCGACGAGACCAAGGCCAACGCCGGCTTCGTGTCCCTGAAGTACAAGAACGCGGACGTGATCTTCGACGGCGGCAGCGGTATTCCGACCAACTCGGCGTACTTCCTGAACACCGACTACCTGGAACTCGTCGTCCACAAGGACGCTGACATGGCCGTGATGGACGAACTCCGTCCGACCAACCAGGACGCCGCCGTGGTTCCGGTGCTGTGGATGGGCAACCTGACCTGCTCGAACCGCAGCCTCCAGGGCGTCATGAAGGCCTGATGAATCTCCGCGGGGTTATGCAATAGTAACCCCGCGGAGATTCCAACCAACACTGAGGAGCATTCGCTATGCCTTTCGTCATTCCGATGGTGGGTCCCAACCCTTCCCGCCGCACCGCCGACAAGGAGTTCAAGCTCGGCACCGCCCAAATCGACGATTCCAACCAGACCTGGGTCTACGTTCGCGCCAGTGAAGCCGTGGCCACCGGTACCTGCACCGTCAGTGCCGCCTTCGCCCTGACCGATGCCGCCGGCAGCTACACCGCCGACGCCGCCTTTGCCAGCGGCGAATACGGCTGGGTTCGCAAGACCACCTCTCCGCTGTAACCTCTCAAGGGGCTTCGGCCCCTGCCACCGCCCACCTCCCACGGTGTTGGTCAGGGCTTCGGCCCTGACCTTTTTTGGGAGGGCACTTGTGGGAGTATCTCATGATTCAAATCGCAGAAGCCCGCCCGCCTTACGTGACCTTCGAGTTCCGTGCGGAAGAGGACCGGGCCGCCAGCATCGAGGCTGGCCACTACGTCAGCAAAGACGTTGCCTACGCCCTGATCACGCCGATGGGGTCGAAGGATCGGATCGAGCGCGTCGCCGAGGAATGGCTGGACAAGCTCCGGCAGGACGTGGATGAAGGTCGTTTCCCGCGGGAATGGTTCCAGGCCTTCAAAGGTGCATTCGCGGACTGGAAATCCGGCCGGGAAAGCCCCGTGGAAGGGACGGCCATCGAACTCTGGCCGCCGGCGTCCCCCGCACAAGTTCGTATGCTCCTCGACCTCCGTATCAGGACCGTCGAAGACCTCGCCCATGCCAATGAAGAAGCCCTTCGGCGCATCGGCATGGGCGGCCGGGCTCTGAAACAGAAAGCCGTGGACTGGCTCTCGGCGGCGGTCTCCGGCGGCAAGCTTGCCGAGGAAATCGGCAGCCTTCGGCAGGAAAACGAAACCCTCCGTGCTCGGAATGGTCAGCTCGAAGGCCAGCTCCGTGATCTCGGGGCGAAGGTCGACGCCTTGGCCGCCCTGCAACCCGGCACGAAAAAGCTCTAACCAATACGGCAACGGGAGAGGCTGCTATGGCTTTCAGCACAACTACCAGCACTAAAAATTGGTACCTCGGAACTTTCAGCACTCTGGTCTCCGACGCCAATGCTGACTCCACTCCCGTTGTCTCCGCGCCTACCACTTCGGAATCGGAAGTTGCTGCGGGCTCCAAGTTTCCGGCCGCCACTGGCGTCCTTCACTCTGTAAACATTCTTCCTCAAGTTTACAGTTGCGCTTTCCGTCAGATGCGTCCAGCTACTTGCGGCGGGGAGAGCATTTTCCGTGTAAGCTACAACGTCGGCGGAACGGCCTTCACTTCCGATGCCCCTTCGATCATCACCACCTCAGATGACGGACTAGGGACCCCGATAGTAAACTGGTATTCCGAAACAGACTTGCCAGCTGCCACTGTCCCTGCACTCCCCGGGACTGAAAGCGCTCTAGTCGGTGCGGGGAGTCTGCCGAGCTTCTCCCCCGGCGTGATTGCTGTTGCCAACAAGCAAGCTGGCTTGGAGGCGGACTCTCTCACGACCCGGGTCTACACCATCGGAGACTTTTCCCCGGCCTCCTTGTACTTCGTCGTCACTTACTCCTATCTCCCTCATGCAATGCCTTCGCTCTCCGCGTCCGAGAGTGTTCTCAGCGGGCTTGCGGTTACTTTCCCGCCCTCGCCGGCGGGCGGCTTTTCCCCCGTCGAAATCCCGATCTACAGTCTCCTTTCCTCTCCCAGCACCGAGCATTCCGCCGCCACAGTGACCAGCATCACCGGCGATCAAGATTTCGCCCTGTTCACTTTCACGCCGGACGCCGCCACGCTTCCCAGCGGCGGGAGTATCTCTTTGTCTGTCGGCTGTGCGGCCACTGCTCCTGGGAACTACACCAGCTCCGTCGAAGTCCTCTTGACCGAGTCCCCGGCACCCTTCCCCTCCACTGCATACCAGCATACCTTGTCCTTCACGGTGTCCGCTACGGTGGAGGAAGTGGAAGAACCTCCCGAACCCCCGACCCCCCTCTGCCCTGTGACCACTGCTCACCCTGTCCCGCCTGCCAACGCAAAAACCCTTCTCCAGCTCGTGCAGGAATTTTGCCGCCGCCAAGGCCTTCCACGCCCGACCGTTGCCGTCACAGCCAATGATGACATGATCGAGCAGCTGATCGGGCTCCTCAACGAAGTCGGGGAGTACATCACCAGCCGTCGTAACTGGACCGGCGTAACCTTCGAGACAGTCTTTCCTTCGATTGAAGGGGAACTCCAAGGCGCACTATCCGTCCTCGCGCCTCACGCTTTCAACCGCGTTCTGAACGAAACCCTGCACGATCGCACGGACCAAGAGGCCATCCCCGGTCCGGTCAACCCGTCGGATTGGCAGAGTCGTCAGGCTTCCCCGGCTACCGGACCTGACCATCACTACAGGATTCGTGGCGGGCAGCTCCTCATTCATCCGGCCATGCCAGCGGGGCACTGCCTTGCGTTCGAGTATGTCAGTTCCGCTATCTGCGTTGACATGACCGGAGCGACTGACGTCTACAAGCCCTCCTTCACCCTCGACACTGACATCTCCTTGCTCGATTCGACGCTCCTGCTCTCCGGGCTTCGCTGGGTATGGAAAAAGGAAAAAGGATTTCCCTACGCGGAAGACTTCCGCCTGTTTGAGATTCTCCTTGCCCAAGCCTCCGGCGCGGACGGCACCAAGCCTACCCTGAGCATGGATGGGGACACGCGCAGCGTCGGCCCGGCAATTCTCGTTTCCCCTGGTAACTGGAGGTTGTGATGTTCCTCCCGGCGAATAATGCGGCTTCTCCCACCTCCTACGGCAACAGCTCGCCGGCACCTGTCGGCGGGTGGAATGCCCGCGATCCGCTTGCCATGATGGGGAAGTACGACGCGATCTTCCTCGACAACTTCTTTCCGCGGCCTGGAGACATTCAACTCCGTCGCGGCAGTGCCCCTTGGGCTGCGGTCCCGGAAGGCGAGCGGACCCGCTCGTTGCTCGTCTACAACGGGCTGAAGGGATTTTCCAAGATGTTTGCCTGCACTGACTACGGCATCTATGACGTGTCCAGGAGCAGGGAGGTTCCGCCCAAGGTCAGCGATTCCGCCAACGGCGCGTTTGAAGCGGTAAATATCTCCACAGCCGGCGGGAATTTCCTCTGGTGTTGCAATGGCAATGGC